GGGGGGATTCCCCCCTCCTATACAAACAAAATTGTGAAAGGAGAAAGTAACATGAAGAAAAAACTGTTTACAATAATTGTTGCTCTATTTGTGGCAACAATCATGGCAGTGCCAGCAATGGCAGATGTTACATCAGATGCAAATGCAGGTGCTTCAGTGGAGCAGAACTACGGTGACAGCTATAGTAGAACTGGTTTAGCTGTACCCCCACAAATGACCTATCCTGGTTTGCCTTCTTACTTTGGACCTGCAACAAATCAACCTAATTACATGAAGGCTGGACTTATTACCATGTTCAAGAAAAGCTTCAGTCGTGCAGAAGTGGAAGCACTTTTGTCTAGTAATCAAAGCTTGTTGTCGGGACTGAAGGCAAGAGTAAACGTCTTTACAGGAGAAATTCCAAAAGACGAAAGAATGTCTGATGATGTAATTGATGTTCGACTCAACAAGCCAGAAGGTAATTATGCCCCTGTTGGTTACATCACCATCTTTGGAAGTAAAGACAGAGATTCCGTTGATGTGTTCTATGCTGCTCTTGAAGAAGCAATGAATACATTAGAGTGTGAAGAAGTCTTGGTGGTTGGTGAAGGTGCTATGAATATACTATCAACTTGGGGAGCAGGTATTGGGTTTTCCTATACACATGCATTCCTCAATGATGGTAATAATAAGGGTGATGCTAGTGGTGGTTCCGGTACAGGTGGAACAGGTATTTCTTGGGGTGAAGCAGGTTACAGGGCAAAGCCTTGGTTACAATTTATCCTGTTGAATAACCTTGATACACCTACACGTCACAAAGTAGAGTAAACAAAGCTTTCTAGAAAGCTTTCTAGATTCGGGGGTGAGCAATCATCCCCGATTTTTTTTGTGTTAAAAGGTTTACAATTAACATAAGATGTAGTATAGTTACTATAAGCCTAACACAAACAACCGAAACTAAAAACTCGATATACCAGAAAACTAAGGCTTAATAACATAACAAAGGAGACTATTAACTATGAGCAAATGGATTGACAAGGAATTGTTCGGCAGGTTTGCAGAAGAGAAAACTAAAGAAGCTGAACAAGAAAAACAAAAAGGTGGTTCTGCTAGAATGGAGAAATTATTTCCAACTCCTGAAAGGGGAACTACAGAGAAGTCGAAGAATTATGAAGGTAGATTCATACCAGACCTCAAAGGAGAATTCTATAAAAGAATCTATTACCACATGTTCATGAGTGGTGAGCAATGGCAATTTATCAAATGCCCTAAGACAGACAACTTTGAAAACTGGTGTGCTTGGTGCTCTGTAACACAAAAGCTTTTTATGGGGGGTTCGGAGGACAAGAAGCAAGCGCAAAATTACAAGAGGAAAGAAAAATTTGTTGGCAACTTTTTTGTTGTACATGACCCAAGAGATGCTGAACGAGAAAAGGATGAACGAATTGAGAACACTGTGAAACTCTATGAATTTCCTGGTAGAGTAGAATCTAAACTCAAATCAGAAATCACTGATACGAAAGAAGGATATGGTTTCAATATCTTTAATCCTAGTGATGATGGATACAACTTTATTCTAAAAGTTAAGTCCACCAAGAAGGATAAGGAAGGTAGAACTTGGCCTGATTATAGTGATTCTATGTTCTCAAGAACACCACAAGCATTAGGAACTGATAGACAAATCAAACAAATCATGAATAGCACATATGACTTAGTAGACTATGTTGCAGACCTTACTAGGACAGATGAAGATATTAAAAACATCCTCAATGCTGAAATGGTTTGGGAGATGGTTGCAACTGAGTGGAAGAGAATGAAAGGTCTTGCAAAAGAAGCTGAAAAGGTTGAAGATGAAAAAGAACTAGACCTTCCTACAGATGAACCTGAACAAAAGGAACAAAAGGAAGAGAAACCTACTAAGGATGATATAGATATACCAGATGCAGAAGAGTCAGATGAAGACCTCTTAGCTGAATTAGAAGATTTATAATCTGTGCCTGTGTAGGCATGGGAGGGGGTAACCCCTCCTAAAATGAAATAACAACACCTGCTTTTTTAGAAAAGACCTTTCAATATATATAAATACATATTGAATAGGTCTTTTTTTGTCTGAAATAAATGATGAGGTTAAGTTATGATTAGTAGAAATGCAGTTGCTTGCCCTACATGCAGGAAGATTATTCATGTCATGTCACCTGGATACGTAGGGGATTATTTTTTCTGTCCTATGTGTGGTGGTGATTGGAATGAAAAAGAATTACAGGAGAAAGAAGAAGAAGAAGATAAATAAATATGTCTAAGGGACCAGATTTCGAAAGAGAGATAGCTAAGTATCTAACTAAATGGGTAAGTGGAAAAACTAAGCCCTATTTGTACTGGAGACTATTAGGTAGCGGTAGTGTTGCTACTCTATCAGAAGAAAACAAAGAACTATCCGGTGACGTACATGCGCTTAGACCAGAAGCTTGTTTTCTCACAGATAGGTTTTCAATAGAATGCAAAACAGGATATCCTAGCACAAGGTTCCATCAACACTTTAAAGGTATTAAAACTTTTAAGATAGAAGAGTTCTGGGAACAAACTGTAAGAGATGCAAACAGAGCAACGAAATACCCAATGATGATATTTCGTAGAAAGGGAATGAAGCCTATTGTTGGTATTGATTTGGTTGTATATAACCAATTTGGATTCATGCTTCAAGGTATTGGATTTATGATGCTTGGGAATTTTAAAGACCTACCACCAGTATATTTCTACGATATGAATAAGTTCTTTGATAGAATTACCCCAGACGATATAAAAAATATGAGGGTAAGGAAAGAAATCTAATGCCAAAAATTAATGTAAATTCAGAGCAATGGTCAGACATCGTTTTAATCTATCTACTTGATACAATCAAAAAAGAAAAAGTAGGAGAATCAACATCAAAAGAATATAAAGCTTTTATGAGGAAAGCAAGACAAATGATTAGACCATTGTTGATTAAACATTTCCTAGATATGGACCCAGAAATGAGAGTTAAGTATAGACTAATGAGAGGGGCTTTCACTAGGGATGACAGAGCAACAGTAGATATAATTAATAAAATAGTGTAGGAGGAAAATATCATGGGAGAAATGATGGGTGCTGATGATGGTCATGGACCAGAGCAGATAGCACAACAAGACGTAGCTGTACAAGAACCAGAAGGAGGAATTGAAACCGATGTTGAAGACGTTCAGGCACATGCTGAGAAAGAGGGGTTCCCTGTCTTTGATGTTCCACATGGGGATTTCTGGCAAAATATGGAGTACGGTAGAAAGAGACTCCGTTTTCAAACTGGTTCAAACGCACAACAGTACATGCAAAAAACACGCTACAACAGTCCCTTCTTTATCAGGTATAAAGATGAGCAAGGGAAAGAATATATAAGAAGAGTGAAGGGGGGTAGAGGATAATGGAAAAAGGTCTACTTTTAGCTTTTGTAATGTTTACTGCATTCATAGAAGTTAAGCTAGTGGGTATATTAACTTATATACCTGTTTCTAGTATATATTATTTATTTTAAAAATGATGTGAAAGGAAATTGTGATGTTGAAAAGAACAGTCTTACTATTTGATTTTAATAACCTAGCAACAAGAGTATTTTTTGTTAAAGATATTGGTGCTCACACTCCTCAACCAGAATACCCACTCTGGAGATATAGGACATTCGATGCAATCTATAGAGCACTATTTCGTGTTGCGAATGTACAAGAAATAATCCTTGCCGTTGATGATAGGGTATCCTGGAGGAAACTCTATTTCAAGAGATACAAGGAATCAAGAAAAGGGAAGAGAGAAAAATCTACAGTAGATTGGAATCTCTTCTATTCCAACCTGAGTAATCTTATTCAAGACATAAAAGATAACATTCCATTTAAAGTCCTTCATGTAAAAAATGCTGAAGCTGACGATATTATTGGAGTGCTTGCTTTACATGGAGAGGACAAATATCATATAATAAGTAATGATGAGGATTTTTTACAGTTGAGTAACAGACCAAATGTTGTGGTATATAATCCTCAAAAAATGCAAGAAGTATCTGTTGATGATGCTGAAGATTTTATTGTCAGGAAGTCATTGACAGGGCAAGGCAAAGATGATATACTGAATATAATTACTCCTCTTGATTGGGGATTAACTGAGGAAACTGAAGGGAAAAGAAGACCAGGATTTGGACCTGCCAAATGTGAGAAGGTCATGAAAGAAGGGTACATGTTCTGGTTAAAGAGAATGGGCTTAGAAGAACGATTTAAGATAAACCGTAACTTGATAGATTTCCAAAGAATACCTCAGACCATCAAAGGAAGAATCATGAAAACCTATGAAAATTATGAATACCCTGAAGCTGATAATATTTATACATTCTGTAAACAAATGGGATTCAGGGAATACTTGGATGAGTTCCATAAGTTTGAGACAATGTTGATGAGGTTATATTAATGCTACAATGCATATGCCCATACTGTAAGCGAGACTTCAATTTAACCAGAATTCAAATCTTAGGGGGTAGAATGGACGCACTACATGAAACTGATTTCTTCCCTAATGCACTACAAGATTTAGGTAGGGATGTAATACGTGAAGCACAAAAATCAGAAAGGAAAATTCTAAGCCTAATGGAACTTGCATATAGAAGAGGTAAAGATGGATTTGACCTTGATGATACTACAGAAACTATATCAAACTTAATGGAGGGTTGGGAATGAAAAAAAATTTAATAGTAGCCTGTTTAGTTATCATGTCATTATTCATAAATGTTTTTTTAGCTTACTCAGTAAACAAAGTTATCAATCCTCCTACCGTTATAGCCATTCTTCCAGAGAAAGTAAAGGTATCTAAGTTACTACGTATCATTGACAAGGATGCAGGTGTAGTATGTTATATTCTTCAGAACGACACAGCAAACTTTTATAGTGGGCTACAGTGCATTCGTTTGGGTCCATTTTTTACTAATGAATTATTACAGGAGAATAAAATTGAAGATAACAGATAAAAACGGAATAGTCAAGTGGGAAGATGTGTGTGGTGTTCCCATTGGTATAGGAATGTGGTGTGGTGATGAAAATGGTTGGAAGTGTCAAGCTTGTGAGGAATCAGAGATACCAGATATTCCAATGGATTTGGAAATTACAAAACTAGAACCAAAGTTACCAAAACGAGTTGTGACCCTTCCTCCTCATCTTTGTAAAAGTAAAAATTGGTTCAGAGTCAGGGGTAAATGGTTTCATGTAGTCAAAGCCGATGATGGTTGTTGCTATGTGAACGGAAAACTTTTTCCAGAACCAACACCATATAATGAACGTATGAAATCTATAGGATGGGATTTTTATGAAGAAGTATTATTTGTTTTGGAGGGAGAAGAGAGAGCCAATGACGTACAGATAATTGAAAGGATGCATTTAAATTTAGCAAAAAATATTAACCTCTTACCAAAGGAGTCTACAATGAAAACTCGTTATGCTGTAGTGAATCTACGAGAGAAGGTGGAGTTCGAAAAGAAATGGGAAATGCCTTATGGCTACAACAATTGTCCTCATATTAGTTTCAATCAAAGAGAAGCTATTGGATGGGTGAATCAGAACCTAGGACCAAATGAAAGAAAAGACTATGTAGTTGAAAGACATACAGGTGGTAAGGTTGAAATTGTCTGGAAAATTGTTGCTGGTGTTACACCGAAAATGGAGGACTTTGACGATGAAGAGTTTTAAACCTATTTTTGTAGAAGGAACTACATTAGATGATACATGGTTTAAACTTCTAGCAGAAGTTTACAATCATGGCAGACGAAATAGAATTGATACAGGGTCTTATGAAAAGGAAACAGATAGACTAGAGTTTGACTTTGTTGCAGGAAGTATTAAGTATCCCACCAATAGACCACTCTCACCAAGGCTGGAAGGTCTTGCCGTACCCCCACCAACATCAGACGAAGATATAGAAAAATACTTTGCTACCTATATCATGAATGGTGCGCTGGAAGCAAACGAACATTACAAATATGCTACTTGGATTGTTGGTGGTAGATATAAACTTCCAAAACAGAAAGCATATTATGACTATGGTGGAGAACAAAGATATATTGTTGAGGAAAATATTGTAATGGAAGTTCCCAATGCTTTGGAATGGATAATCAAGCACTATCAGGAGAAGGGATACGCAAACAACCATTGTTACATTCAAGTGGGATATCCAGAAAGCAACATGGCATATGACATCCCATATGACAGTGAACTTGACAGACAGACATCTCCATGCTTAAGAGGAATAGACACTAAGATAGTTGAGGAAGATGGAACTAGCTATTTACTCATGAATGTCTATTTCAGGTCTTGGGATTTATGGGGTGGTTGGCCTGAGAACATGGGGGGAATGGTGCGCCTTATGGAAACCATCTGTGAGATGTTGGGAGATGTAAAACCTGGAGCACTATCATTTGCATCCAAGGGTCTTCATTGTTATTGGTTTCAATTAGACGCAGTTGCTTGCAGATTGAATATAGAAA